CTGATGAGCAAAAAGAACAGGACTCGTAGAGCGGTGGTGATTAAGTAATGGCCGGTGCGGGTGATATCGACAAGATTCGCGACGAGATGCTGGACCTGTTCGAGCAGAAGCAGGAGGGGCTGAAGGAAGATAAGGCGTATTACGACGCCGAGAAACGCCCGGATGCTGTTGGTATCGCGGTCCCACCCGAGATGCGTAACTTGTTGGCGCATGTGGGTTATCCGCGTTTGTATGTGGATTCGATTGCTGAACGCCAGGAGGTTGAAGGGTTCCGCATGGGCGGCGCTGATTCCGCTGATGAGGAGCTTTGGGATTGGTGGCAGGCTAATAACCTGGATATTGAGGCGACGTTGGGTCACGCTGAGGCGCTGATCTACGGCAGGTCATATATCACGGTGGCGGCACCTGATCCGGCGTTGGATTTGCATGTCGATCCGGCTGTTCCGATCATCCGGGTTGAGCCTCCGACATCGTTGTTCGCCCAGCTTGATCCGCGCACTAAGGATGTGACGCAGGCGATTCGGGCTGTGTATGACGATGAGGGCAGCGAGGTTATCGCCTGCACATTGTATCTGCCTGAGTTGACGGTGCAGTGGGTGCGCGAGGAGGGATCGTGGAAGGTTCTACAACGGGTGAATCACGGCATGATGATGGTGCCGGTCATCCCGATAGCGAATCGGACGAAGTTGTCGGATTTGTATGGCACGTCGGAGATTACCCCGGAGTTGCGTTCGGTTACGGATGCGGCTGCGAGGATTCTGATGGACATGCAGGGCACCGCAGAACTCATGGCGATACCCCAAAGGATGTTGTTCGGTGTTAAGCCGGAAGACCTAGGGATTGACCCGAATACGGGTGAGAAGCTGTATGACGCTTATCTCGCCAGAATATTAGGATTTGAGGACCCGGATGCTAAGGCGCAACAGTTCAGTGCTGCGGAGCTTCGCAACTTCGTTGACGCGTTGGACGCTCTTGATAGGAAGGCTGCTGCGTATACCGGGTTGCCGCCGCAGTATCTCTCCACATCCTCTGACAACCCTGCTTCTGCTGAGGCAATTAAGAGTTCCGAATCCCGGTTGGTGAAGAAGACCGAGCGGAAGAACAAGATATTCGGCGGTGCGTGGGAGCAGGCTATGCGTGTCGCGTACATGGTGTCGAAAGGTGGGGAGGTTCCGCCTGACATGTTCCGGCTGGAAACGGTGTGGCGTGACCCATCGACTCCGACGTATGCGGCTAAGGCTGATGCGGCTGTGAAGCTGTATGCGAACGGTATGGGTGTGATTCCGCGTGAGCGTGCCCGGATTGACATGGGGTACACGATCACTGAGCGTCAGGAGATGGAGGCGTGGGATACCGCAGAGAACCCAATGGGTGTGCTTGCAGGTATGTATGGTGGTGCCCCGGCTCCGGGCGGGAAGGCTGCTACTGGTCCCGAGACTCCGACTCAGACGCCGGCTCCCCCGGCGAGTGAGGGGTGACCGCTGAGGAGTATGCGGCGTTTCAGGCGGCGATAGCCGCCGCCGCTGTTGCATACGCCTTGCAGGTTTCTTCGTTGTTCTCGCAGGCCGCGTTGTCGGTGTCGGAGTGGGTTCGGTTGTTGCAGATTGTGTATCCGCAGGTTGAGCGGTATCGAACTCAGTCGGCTGAGTTGGCCCGGACGTTTTACGATTCGCAGAGGGCGCAGTTCCACCCGGAACTCCCCCGGTATGACCAGTACACAGAGGATTACCGCATCGAATGGTTTGTGGAGTCGATGGAGCCGGTGCGGAAGAAGTATTCGCAGCCGAATGTGCCTGAGCCTGTTGTGGCTGAGTTCGTGGCGTTGGTTGCGCGTGAGGTTGAGAACGCTGGACGTCGCCAGATCATCCACGCTGTTGAGTCGGATGAGGCTGTGACGGTGAAGGTTCAGGAGTATCAGGAGCGTGTGAAGGCCCCTGAGCCTGAGCCGGTTGCGGAGGTTGTTCCGCAGCCTGTGGCCCGTTCTGAGCCGCCCAGGATTGTGTCGGGTGATCCCCGCCCGGTTCAGGGTTGGGCCAGGATCGCCACCGGGAACGAAACATGTGCCTGGTGTTTGATGCTGGTGTCGCGTGGCGCGGTGTACCCGTCCGCGAAGTCTGCCGGTTCGAAGTATGACGATGAAACTTCGATTGATGTGTTGGCCGGTGAGGCTGATATCGGTATTGAAGATTTGATGAATCAGTGGCACACCGGGTGCGACTGCAAGGTTGTGCCTGTTTTTGATGAGGCTGACTGGCCTGGTATTGAGGCGCATCAGCGTGCTGAGGCTCTTTGGAACGATGCGTATGACGATGCGGTCGAGTGGCGTGAACGCTACCCGGATCGTGTGCATCGAACAGGTAAGAACAAGGGCAAGAGAATCACGATCTATGAGGATCAGCTTCTTGCTTTGCGCCGCCGTGTTGACGGCGGCTTGATTAATTCCCAGGAATGGGCAGCTATCCAGGCTGCCTAAGTAGGTCCCGCCAGACCCTTGATGGGTCTTTAACGCCCAGGAGGCAAGTAAATGTCCGACGTAACCCCTAATGATGCTGCCCAGGCCCAGGTGGTCGCTACGCCTGCGGTTCAAGTTCAGGCACCTGAAACATTCTCTAAGGAGTATGTGCAGGAGCTTCGGAATGAGGCCGCTAAGTACCGCACGGAGAAGAACGATGCGGTTGAGCGTGCTAAGGCAGACATCATCAAAGACTACGAAGTGAAGCTGTCCGATAAGGAGCAGGCGTTCAGTGAGACTCAGAAGGAGTTGTCTGATCGCGCCCTTGAGCTTTTGAAGCTGAAGGCGGTTGTTTCGGCCGGCATTTCATCTGAGGACGCATTGGATGTTGTGACTCTGATCCAGGGTTCCGACGAGGAATCGGTGTCGGAGAGCGTCAAGAGGGTTAAGTCGCTGATCGGGAAGAATCCTCCGAAGGATCGTCCCATTGACCCATCACAGGGCACGGGCAATCAGTTGCCGTTGAACGGTGATCCGCTGCTGGAAACAGTACGCCGGATCGTCGGTGCCAAATAACAAAGAAAGAGAGATAGCCTAATGGCTGCTTACACCACCCCGAATACCGTTGCTAAGACTACTGACCCGATGTTCTCCGGGTATCTTGACCCGGTTGTGTCGCAGGACTACTTCACTGAGATTGAGAAGGTGTCCATTGTTCAGCAGATCGCCCGGAAGATTCCTATGGGACCTACCGGCGTTCGTATCCCGCACTGGTCCGGTGATGTCACCGCTAAGTGGGTTGCTGAAGGTGAGCAGAAGCCTGTCACCAAGGGCGACTTCACCAAGCAGGATATCGCCCCGTACAAGATCGCCACGATCTTCGCGGCAAGCTCTGAGGTTGTGCGTGCGAACCCGCTGAACTACCTGAACACCATGAGGGTCAAGGTTGCCGAAGCGATTGCCTTGGCGTTCGACACCGCTGTTCTTGGTGGCGAAGGCCCGTTCGGTAACAGCGTCGCTGACACCGACAAAGAGGTCGATCTGGGCGACAACGCCTACGCCGCACTGAACAATGGTCTTCAGCTTCTTCTTGACGATGGCAAGAAGTGGACCGGGACCTTGTTTGACAATCTGGCCGAGCCGATCCTGAACGGGTCGGTCGATCAGATCGGTCGCCCTCTGTTCATTGAGGCCACCTACACCGACATCAACGCCCCGTTCCGTTCGGGCCGTGTCCTGGGACGCCCCACCTACATCTCCGATCATGTCGCTGAAGGCGACACCGTTGGTGTGATGGGCGACTTCAGCCAGATCATCTGGGGCCAGGTCGGTGGTCTTAGCTACGACGTGTCGGATCAGGCCACCCTGGACCTTTCCGCCGCAGGTGACGGCTCTGGCATCGTGAGTCTCTGGCAGAACAACTTGGTTGCTGTACGCGTGGAGGCCGAGTTCGCCGCCCTCGTCAATGACCCGACCGCGTTCGTGAAGCTGAACAAGGGCGCTGCCCCGAAGGCCCCTGCTTCTAAGTGAGGTTAAGGAGGACGGCTGACTTCACTTAGGGGTCAGCCGTCCCCTACCAAGGAAGGATTGGCGTGGTTCAAGTTCAGAACAAAATCAATTACGGCGTGGCATATGTGTCACAGGAACAGGCTGACCGTCTGGGTGCGGATTGGCAGGCCGGCAGCAGTCTGAAGCCGCCTCCGTTCGTGCCGCCTTGGGAACCGAAACCCGAGCCGCTTCCAGCGGAACCGGAACCTACCCCGGATGAGCCGCTCATTGACGAGTATCCCGGCGAGTTCGATTTCGTTGTGCCGGAAACCGTTCCGGCACCTGTTCCGGCCCCTAAGAAAGCCACCACTAGGAAAGCACCAGTCAAGAAGGGTTAGTCATGGCATACGCGACCGCCGAAGATGTTGCTGTCCGTTGGGCGCATGAACTGACCTGTGAGGAAGCCGCACTGGTAAATACACGTCTTGAGGACGTGGAGCGGATGATCCGCCGACGCATCCCCGATCTTGATGATCTGGTTGAGTCTGGTGACATCCTTGTCGATGATGTTGTTCAGGTTGAGTCCGACGCGGTGCTTAGGCTCGCGAGGAACCCTGAGGGATATTACTCAGAGACAGACGGCAACTACACATACATGCTTCAGAAGGACATTGCGTCTGGGAAGCTTGATATCACCGACGATGAGTGGGCCACCCTTGGTGTGTTCAAGGATCGGTTCTTTACTCTTCGCCCGTATGCCCAGGTTGATAGTGGGACGTATGCTCCTCCGACTGTTCCTCGTTCGTTGTGGCGCAGGGACATTGAGGAGATTCGTAAAAATTACCGGGTGATCGACTGGACACGGCAGATTTGGTGAGCCATGAGTCTGCTTGACACCGCGCAGGTTTGGATCACGGTGTACCCGGAGGAGATGGTTATAGACATCGACGGGAACACCCGCACACAACCCGCGAAGACCGGTATCCGCACTAAGGCGAGGCTTCAGGTGTTGGGTCAGTCGGGCACGTCTGCCCGACGCCAGGAGCAGGACAACGAGGGGTATGAAACGGAGAAGGTGTATACGATGCGCTTTCCCCGATCATTTCCGATCATCTTGGGTGCCCAGTCTCAGATTGAGTGGATGGGTCACCGTTGGGCGTTGTT